CACCTCCTGCTTGTGGTGGTACTAATTTTGTTTCAAATGTAATTCCTTTAGGTTCAGCAAATTTAGGTATATTTTTAAAACGACTATCACTAATATCTTTTTCACCCATTCCTAAATAAACTGCAGATCCTTCAGATGCTTCTTGTTCTATAAAATCATAAACATCTCTTACGGGTGAAACTCCTGCTGGTCTAACTTCTAATCCTGAATCATTTTGGGTGTAAAGTTTCCATAATTTAAGAGACATAGCTTGAGTAATGCCATCTCTTTCTTTTGGTCCAACAAAAATTATAGTAGTGTCTGCCCCCGTGTTAGCTGATAACCATTTAGCCATGTTATAATGACCTGCGTGGGGTGGCTTGAATCCACCAGGTAAAAGTGCGATTTTTGACATTAATTGTACAGTTTGTTATAAATATAAACCTTTACGACAAGGCTAGCCTCTTTTTCATTAAGATAGAGGTTGTAAGTTTTGTTGCGTTGTGGAGTAGTTTTGTAAAGGTTTCAAAACCAAGTTCAGATGGATCTTTATCTCCCATTTCTATAAGATAAACTTGTTTTCCATAAGACATAAATGTTTCAGCGTGATTAAAAGCATCTTTTAAAGCATCTTCATCTAAAGCTAAATAAATTTTTTCTACATTAGATTTAATAATTTTTGTCATTAAAGTTGTAGACAATTTTTTACCAAATAAAGGAATCGCATTACGTTTTATAGCCATTGCATCAAATGCACCTTCGCATAAAATCACGGGTAAATCCCAGTTTATATACATTTCAAACCCAATTATGTCCTTGGTACTGGAAGCCAACTTATGTTTAATATATGCGTTTTTATCAAACGAACGACCTACATAATAATTTAAAAAACCATCAGCATCATATGAGGGAATTACAACCATATTTCTTAAATCGCCTTGTTCACAATAATGTAGATCATATTTTACTACGTCTTGTTGGGTGATTCCTCTTTGATTTAAATAATGTAACGCGTGTTTCGACAGAATCGCTGATGATGACATTATAGGCGTTACTCCTTGAGGAAATTGCAAGGTATTAGCGTCTACTTTTTGTTTGGTTTGTTGTTTAAAATTATATTGTTTATCTATTTTTTTTAAAGCCCCAAATGCAGCTCCAGGTGCACCTGCTTTTTTAAGTAGTTGAAATGCTCTGTGACCTTTATAATTACAAACCCAACATTGAAATTTTTGAGATGCTAAATTAAACGTTAATTTTTTCTTATGGTGATTACAAGACGGACAATTAAATACAGCTTCATCTCCTCCACGAGCAGACTTACTTCTGCCTAAAATTGATTCTAATAGCTGTTTTAATAGGTCTTCTTTCATTTAAAGTCTCTATCGTAAAATTTACCTAATATGTTGTCGTTAAGATATAACTTGTCTTCTAATACCTCTAATATAAATTGATATTTACATTCTAAGTATGTAAGTTCTTTTTTATTGTAAGCGATCTGTAGTATTTTTCTCTCTAAATCGTCATCGTTTGCGTCTTTAATAAACGCATGAGAACCATAGTAAGTCTTCCAATCGCTTTCCTTTAATACTCTTTTATATACTGGTGGGCGACCTTTACCTTCCCATAGGGCTTTTTCTTTTTTACCTAATTTTTTCTTTAAATTGTAAATTAAAGATTTTTTACCAATATACCTTTTACCCGTTGGGATGTGAGTTGTTTGATAGATGAAACCAAATGCACCTTCTGGGAGGTCATTAATTTCTTGAATATGTTTGTTTTGATAGTACCATTGCATATGTACAATGTACGAAGACTATTTTAGGTATCCCAGCGAAGTACGAAAGTAGTGTCAGTTTCATTTGACGTTTTTATAGGTTGAGCCATTTTACCAACTAATAATAATTCGTTTTGTTCATTATATAATCCTATAGTTGTAATATAAGGTTTAAATAAAGATCCTGTTGCAAAATCTGCTAAATCTTCTGATTGTTTAGATCTTATTTTTCTTGCTGAGATATTTAAAGTACTATTAAATTCACTTTCTTCAACTGTACATTGATATTCATGCTCATAAATTAAATGTGATCCTTGAAATTTAAGATTAAGAAGATTACGATTAAAAACATCTTTTTTTAATATGTCTTGATATTTAGGATGTGTAATTGTTGCAAAACCATTTTGGTAAAATATATTTCCTATGTAAGGTGAACTATTTATACTTTCAGATATATTCGCCACTGTAGTAGCATTAAAAGCTTCTTCAAATATATTAATATTACCTATCTTTCCATTAAAAAATGAAAAAATACTATTATTAGTTGCTTCTGTTTCACTAAGTATTCCTTTTGAACCTATATAAATATTTGCTTCATTTTGTGTTTGTTTAGTTGTAAAATCTATTGATGAAGTTATAAAATTACCATTAAAATAAATTTCTATATTTGATCCTGTTTTTTGGCATAAAATATGGGCATTATTATTTATTGCTAAATCAGCTGATTGTGTTATTTCTGCTATTACTTGAGATCGTATTTCTCCATCATATCTTTCAAAATATAATGATTGACTAATCATATAAATTTCAAAAGGAAATTGTGGTTGAGCTTGAACATCTTTAAATTGAGATGAACCTTTTACCTTAGTATTTAATAATGCAGCTTGTCCTTCAATAGGTGTTGGTACTATTGTTTTTGTAGTACTTTTAGATATTATGTGACGTTGTCTTGTATCTAGATTTTCTTTAATATTTACTTTTCTAACTGGCCATGTTATATATAGGGGTTGAAACGGCTGTCCTATTAAACCTAAAGAACGTACTCCGTGTTGGTGTTCTTGTGGTGAATTAAAACCCCAATTTGATGAATCATTATTGATAAATGGTTGAACACCTAGTATACTGTTAGGGTCTGTTGGGTGGTTATTACTTAAAGGTACTACAAAATTTTGTGTGCCATCATTATTTGTTAGAGCTCTATCCCAATAAAAATCAATATTTAAGGGATCAGATCCTTTAGCTCTTGTAGTAGGATCCCATATATAAACCCCAGGATTACTAGGGGTAAATGTAAATGTAGTAACATCAATAAATACATTATTTTCTGTGTAAAGAGATTCTATTATTTCTTCCCACTCATCATAATTAGGTATCCACCAATCATTAAAACCATTATAATTTAAGTCTAATGCTGTGGTTACCATAGGGAACAATGGGTGAGTTGGGTCAATAAAACTTTCTGCTGATTTCCAAGCATTAGTATTAGTTTCTCCCCCTCCTATATTACGAGCTGAACCCGTTAAGTATAATACAAAACCACTTCCATCATTTACTGTTGGTGTAAGATTTGTATAACTTGTATTATTAGTGTTTGGTAAGTTACCAGCTATTAAATTTAGAGTATTAGACCATTTACTGTCTATTATTGGTTTATCCGCTACAATATAGGCATAATCTCCCTCTACATGAAAAACATATCCTCCTTGTAAATATTCTCCTACTTTAGGAGTTGGTGGTTTTTCAGGAATTATGTTAAAAGAAATAGCAAAATCATCTTCTGAATTGAAATTAAATTTTTCATTATCTGGAGATATTATATTAGAACCTATATTTGAATTAAATTGTATGTTTGTAAAATAACTAGATGAATTAAAATCAGTAAGACTTATTGAAGAAGTAGTAAAAGTAACTTTATTATATTTTATGGGATTACAAAAATAACTATCATCAAATTCACCTTGATCAGGAGAACTATAAGTGTCAATAAGATTAACTCTAGGTTCACCATCTCTCCAAAAAATACCTCTTATATTTTCATCATTTTCAAAGGGAATAGCATATTCTTCAAAAGTATTTAAATCATATTTTTTAAATCCCTCAATAGGATCTAATCTAAATATATTTGAACGAACATCTATAGGATAATTATTTACATTTGTTCCACTAATTATAAGATTTCCATTTAAATCATCTACAACTTCATATGCACTCGAAGATAAGTAAAAAGATCCTGGTTTAATTTCATATCCATATAATCCTGTTGGTATAGATAATATGCTAGCTCTTTCATATAATTCCCTTTTTTGGTTTAAATAATGATTATTACCAAATCTAACGCCTATGTCTTTTTTAAAATTTCTATAAAAAAGATGGTCTATTTGATTATATTTTACATTATTAATAGTATCAAAAGGTAAACTATATGGGAGTGATGCTGTAGCAACACTATAAATGTCTATAGATTCAGAAGTCCAACTAGATGTAAAAGATGTTACTTTATTTGAAGCAGCAGAGCTAACATCAAGGTTATATTGTTTGTGGGCATTAAAAGGGACTATTGAAAAGTCCTGAGCAGTAAACTTTTTATAAATTGACATTTAAATAACATTTTTTTTAATAGTCCAATTTCACCCTAATAAGTGCTTCTTTTGTAAAATCTTTAGTAACTGGTTGACTTAATTTTGCTACTGCTACTAAATCATTAGAATCATTATATAATCCTATAGTTGTAATGTATGTTTGTGGATTATCTATCATAGATGTAAAGTTTAAATTTCCACTTTCATCTTGAAAAGAAGGATTAGTAGTATAATTATATTCGTTGTTTTTAGCTCTTGTAAAATAATATTGTGAAGTTACTTTTTCTTCACTATCTAATATAAAGTTTCCTACTCCTGCTGATGATGCATTTTTAATATGAAGAGCTAATGTTACGTGATTTCTGTCAGTATTAGTAGAAAGACCACTATTTCTAGCTGGAATTAGCGGACCACTGTCAAAATTATCAGGATTTAAAATAATAATTCCTGCATCTGGGTAAAATAAACCATATGAAGAACTGTTTCCTCTTTGATTTATATTTGAACCTGAAGTTAAACCATTAGAACCTGATACTAAATTGAATTGTCTTCCTAAATTTGTTATTACTGCTGAACCTGTAGCTGTGACGCTATCATCTGTTAGTTTAAGAGGACCTGTCAAAGCTGTACCATCTCCAATACCTCCGGAAATATGTAAATTAAGTGTTCCGGGTTTTAAAGCATGTTTAAATCTACTTCTATTTACATTAATAACATAAATATCATCAGGAGTATGAGAACTAAATGTAAAATTTTGTGTTTCATCACCAAATACTAATTGTCTATATTGATTATATATTGTTCTAGAAGCGCCTATACCAAATGATCCTGTATCGTTTGTAAAGTCAGGAGATCCTGATCCTACTCTATTACCATAAGCTACAGCATATTGAATTTCTGCTGTTGCTGAGGATGATAATTCTTGTAATACATCTAAATAAAATTGACCTGAACTTGTTGGTGATGTAAACACAGCTTGTCTAGATGATGTAAAATTAGTTGTAAGGTTATTTATATTATTAGTCCATGTAGATGTTACTATTTTATCTGTACTAATTACTACATCTCCATCTGAGTATCTTGTAAGTGCCATTTTTTAATTTTTAATTTTATATTCCTTTAATAAGTTGTTATTCCACTTTCTCCACTAAAAGATGCGGATTTTACTACTGCTTTAGAAATTTCAACTGGAATTGTTGTTCTTGCTCCTGAATCTCTACCTTCAATTATTAATGTTGTTATTAATTTATTATTTTTTCCAAATAATGTTAAACTATTAATAGCTGTTAATGAGAATCCTTCTCCTATTATTGTTTCACTAACTGCTGTTCCCGAATAAGGTAATATACTAATAGCATTACTTATGTCTTTAAGTCCTGTTCCTGAGAAATTAGTTAATAATCTTCTATCTGCAATAGTAGCTGAATATCCACTAGGCTCTGATAAGTTATTTAATCCATTAAAGTTTAGAGTAGTTGGATTTACGATAGTTGTTGATCCTAGAGAAAGAGTTATTTTACCAATATTAGCTGTAACTGTTGCTAATTTTGAAGTACCACGAGGCATTGTTATTAATTTATGTCTCATAATATTATTTTCATCAGGAATAGCTTCAATTAAAGGCATATTTTCAATTGCCTCTCCTGAAAATTGAGAACCATTAGGATGGTTTTCATTAAATAAAGTATAATCAATTTCATCATCGCCTAATGCAAATTGTGTAACTTTAAAAGAACCATCATTTCTAGCTAATAATTCACGACCTCTTTTTGTTAAAATTGCATCTACTGTGATGCTACTGTTGTCTAAATATCCCATTGTTGTTGTTATTTGTTATAAATATAATTATCTTCCCCTTTCTGGGCGTCTTGGTGCTTTTTTAGTTATTTTTTCTGTTATGCCCGCTTGTTTTAAGTAAAAATCTATGTTTTTTTCTATGTCTGGTGTAAGATGTTCTGGTATAAGTACTATTCCTTTTTGCCCCATTCCATCAAATAATTCTACTTCTTTATCAATATTTGATATTAAAGTATGATCTTTATCTAAAAAAGATAATTCATAATCAAAATTGGGGTGTCTGTGAGCTTCTAGTCCCCCAGCTAATCTTGCATTTGATGAACCAGAATCTATTTGAAAACTATCAGGATTTTGATTTTGTGGGTTTAAAACAATACCTATACCAGTGTTTGTTTCTCTAGAATAATAAGAGCCCGAATAATCATTTTCTATAGTCCAGTCTGCAATAGAAGTACCAGCTGTTGCAGCAAACACAGTATTTCCAAATCTTGTTTTAGGGTGAGATCCTAAAGGTCCTCCTTGAATAAATATTCTATTAGATGTTATTAAATCAGTTATTGGAGCGTTAAATTGTGCAGAACTAGAAGGAACAAAATCAAGATTAGTACCACCAGCTTTTGCTATTATATAGTTCATTCTAATACGATCAGTATATGCATTTATTTGAGGATAAAATCTGTTGTCATTTGATTTTCCTCTTAATTTTAATTCACTACGTACAGGTAAAAATCCCATAGCTACAGTGTGTTCTTG